CTTGACGTGGCGGCGCGGGATATCGTTTCCGAAGAGCTCGCTTTTTCCGCCAACAGGAACGAACGTCTCGCAGTCAACCCCATACGGCGGATCTGTGAGCAGAAGATCGACTGTGACGCCTTTCAGCAGCTCGTCCATCGCCATCGTGTCCGAGCAGTCGCCGCAGTACAGCAGGTGCTCGCCGCAGCGCCAGAACTGGCCCACCTCGACCTGCCACTTGTCCTGGCAGTCATCTGACTTGTCGGCGAGCGACTCGGTCTTGTCCTCTCCGATCTCGACGGGCTTCTTCAGCAGATTGTCGATCTCGGTGCCGTCGAACCCTGTCAGATCAAGATCGAACTTCGCGTCCAGAAGGTCTTGCAGCTCGATGGCGAGCAGCTCGTCGTCGAACTCGGACTCCTGGGCTGTGCGGTTGTCCGCGATCCGGTAGCCCTTGATCTGCGCGGGCGTCAGGTTCTCGGCGACGTGGACGGGAACCTCGGTCATGCCGAGTTCCTTCGCGGCCATCCATCGCGTGTGCCCGACCACGATCACGCCGTCGGCGTCCACCACGATTGGCTGACGGAAACCGTATTCCTTGAGAGACGATTTGACTTTCGGAATAGCTTTAGTGCCAGTTATCTTGCGAGGATTCCTTGAATATGGTATTATACTATCAATTGAAACAATATCAACCTTCATAGGATTTCCTCGATGGAACAACATTGCTTTTCATTTAAGTCAATACCAAGTGTCTTATGCAAGTGCGGTTGTGGTAAAGAGGTAAAAATTAATAAACATGGCTTTCCTAATGAATTTATTAGTGGGCATAACAAACCTAGACAAAGACCGCCTGTTTATTTTACGTGTAAAAAATGCGGAGTACAAACGAAAGTTTACCCATATCAGGCAAACAGGTCTTTTTGCTCTACTAAATGCAGAGATAGTTTTCGCAAAGAGAGAGCAAGCGAAGATCATCCTCAATACAAAAGAATTGAACAAGTATGCGGAATATGTAGCAAAGTGTTTATCATTGCCCCAGCAAGAGTCAAGAGAGGAATAAGGTATTGTTCTCGTGAATGCGGAAATGAAGCTAGGGCTAGAAGGTTGAGAAAAGAAGAAGGACATAAAAAAGCCAACATCTTAAGGGAAAGAGTTGCTAATAGGGACAATAATAAATGCAAGATATGTGATTTTGATCATATTGTGCATGTTCACCATATAACACCAAAAAAAGAGGGAGGAATCCATTCATTTGGAAACCTAATAACATTATGCCCAAACCATCACGCTATGGTTCATGCAGGGCTAATAGAAAGATCAAAACTAATTGATCTTATTAAGCAATAAATCGCTTTCTCGTTGCGCCTCGGATTTCTGGCGTATCCGACAATCGAGTCGATTGGGACCAGATCAACCTTCATCGATACTCCCGATCAAGAACTCCAATCTCGCAATAGCGTTCCACGCCGCGTGAGAAGCGTGAAGCAATCCGCTTTCTCTGTCATACAACTCTCCGCTCGACTCTTCGAGAAGATGCCGATACATGGCGTCTGTGTATCTGTCAAATCCGTTTTCGACTTCTTTCCAGCCGTCTGGCGAGTACTTCCCTGCTCCGAACGTCCCGACCCTGCAAACGTCCATCAGCGCTCTCGAAAATCCGTTAATCACCAAACCGCAACGCGGCTTTCCTTTGTCGAACTTGACTCCGACATCCGCTTTTCTATCGACGTTTTCTCCTATCAGTTCGTCCATCATGTCACACTCCCTTGCTCGCGGTGACGGTCGTGGTGTTGTTGTAGCGACCGCGCACCTTGTAGGAGCGACCTTCTGGAACTGGCTTCGAGCGATAGAAAATCATCTGGCCGACCTTCATGTTCGGCTTGATCAAGATCGCGTTGTGCTGCAACTCGTTCTTCAGATCGAGCGTCATCTTCGAATTGCTCCACCACGGATCGCCCCACGTCGCCAGCATGTTTTCGAGAAACACGCGCGCCATCGACGACTTCAGCTTGAACTCGCACGACAGGTCTTCGGGAAGGTTGAACGTCTCGACAGTGCTCGCCAGCACGCACTGTCCTGGCAGCATCAGGTAGCCGGAATCCGGCATTTCGATCCTGACAGTATCGTGAGACTGCTTGAGGCTCGGATCGACGATGCCGATCTCTTTCTTCTCAAGCTCGACGAGAATAGTGCGGTCCAGCCGCACGTCGATGGAGGTGCCGTTGACGTTCTCCGGGTCGGCGTCGATCACGCCGGACTCGATCAGCTCGTGCAGTTCGTTGTAGCTCAGCAGCATCCGTTT